TCTGGATTGGCCCTTCCTTATGTCATTACAATTGATGAAGATTCTGAACAGATATTATCTATTCGCCGTAATTGGAAAGAAGCGGATCCCAATAAATCTAAAATTGTTTGGTTTACTCACTATTGTTTCGTACCAGGATTAGGCTTTTATGGTTATGGTTATCTTCATTTAATTGGAGGACTAGCTAAAACTGCCACTTCCTCCCTTCAACAATTGGTAGATGCTGGTACGTTCTCCAACCTCCCTGCAGGGTTTAAAGCACACGGGCTCCGAATGCTGGCCCCCGATGAGCCCTTGCTTCCTGGTGAATGGCGAGAAGCAAATGCCCCTGCAGGGGATCTTAATAAATCCTTGATCCCTCTTCCATATAAAGAACCTTCTAGTACTTTATATCAATTAATGACTTTTATGGTACAAACTGCTAAAGAATTTGCGGATCAAACAGATGCAGTTGTTTCTGAATCTTCTAATTATGGTCCTGTAGGTACAACTCTTGCCCTTTTAGAACAGTCAGGTAAGTTATTTAGTGCTATACATCAAAGACTTCATGCTGCCCAAGGACATGATCTTAATCTTTTAGCAGAACTTAATTTTCAATATCTTCCTAATTCTTATCCTTATCCAATAGAAGGAGGACAACAGGAAGTATTTAAACAGGATTTCGATCCAAATACAATTGATATTATTCCTGTTTCAGATCCTAATATGCCTACTGAAGCTCACAGAGTAGCTAAACTTAATGCTATTATTTCAGTAGCTGCCCAAGATCCTGGTGCTCATGATATGAATGCTATTCGTTTAGATCTCTATCGTGCTATGGGTGTTGAATCTCCTGAACGATATCTTAAACAACAACAGCAACCTCAATCAGGGGATCCTGTTTTTGAAAATAGTATTGCTATGGTAGGGCAACCTCTTACTGTACAACCACATCAAAATGATGATGCTCATATTCTAGTTCATTCTATGATTTTAAATAACCAAGCATTTAAAGATAATCAAGGTATGCGTCAAATTATGACAGCACATTTAAATGAACATATGGCAGCAAAACATCGTAAAGAAATGGTAGAAATGATAGCTCAACATGATCCTAAAGCAGCGCAAGCTTTAATGGCAGGACAACAAAAGATACCCCCTGAAATAGAAAATGCCATTGCTTTAGCGGCTATGCAGGCTAGTGATGCTGTATTAAAACTTGATGAAGTAAAACTTAAGGCATATGAAGGAGAAATGATAGATCCTGAACAAGCTCTAAGAGATAAAGAACTTGATTTACGTGAAAGAAAACAACAACTAGATTATACTATTGATCAAGCACAATTGCTCCTAGATGAAGAGCAAATGCAAATAGACGACTCCAACGAAGATGCAGATCGTTCTGCAAAAGTTATGTTGGAAACAATGAAAATAAATGCTAATAAAGAAAAAGCTAGAAATACTAATAGAGGCTAAAAATGTATCAAGCACAATTGCTTGCTTCTCGACTCATTAAAGTACTGGATGAGTCAATTGAAGCTAACATCTCTCATATGGTGGGAGGTGTGACAGACTTTAATCAGTACTGGCATCTTCAAGGCTCTACAATGACTATGCAAGAGTTTAAAAAAAGAGTTGAAGAAGAAGTAGAAAAATTAACTAAATCGGAGGCCGATGACGATGACAATTGAAGTACACCCTACAGGCTGGCGTATATTATTAAAGCCTAAAAAATCTCCTTCTAAATCTGATGGAGGTGTTCTTTATGCAGAAGAGACTCAAGAAATTAATCAAATGTCAACAGTTATTTGTGAAGTAATTGAGTTAGGACCATTAGCATATACTGAAGAAAGACATGGTGATCCTTGGGTTAAAGTTGGTGACTTTGTATTAATTGAACGTTTTGCAGGTATGAAATTTAATTACCGAAATGCAGAATATCGTATTATGAATGATGAAGAGATTGTAGGAATTACAGAAAATCCTGATGGGATTTCTATTAAATAGGTTGCAATCCTTATATTCATCATGTTAAATTGTAAATATGCGTAAACGTAGTTCGCAGCTATGGAGGATTAAATGGCAGACGAAGACGAATTTATTGTAATTGACGAACCGTCAGAAGAAGAAGCTTCTTTAGAAGAAGCAGGAATTGACGGCCCTTTAGAAGAGGACATAGTTTTATCAGATGTTGGTACGATCATCAATGAGGATGGGGATAAAGAGCAAACCCACGAAACGGACAATAGAGAAACAGAAATCGAAGTTGTCCAAGAAGAAAAAGAAGAATCTGAGAAAACTGTAGGTAGTAATGAACTATCGGAAGAAGATACTAAAAAGTTGGGAGGACGGGCACAGCGTCGAATCCAGCAATTAGTTAAAAGAGCAAAAGCAGCAGAAGAAGCTATCGCTGAACGTGATAGTCAAATTGCTGAAATGCTTAATAAGACTACAGAATTAGAAGCCAAGACTCAAAGTAGAGAACGAGCCCTTATCGATCAATACGAAGATAAGATTAGTTCCCAAGAAGATTCAGTTATCCACGCACTTCGAAGAGCAAAAGAAGAAGGGGATATTGATGCAGAGCTTATTGCTACTGATAATCTAGCTCAAGTTAAAGCTGAAAAGCTTATGCTAGACCGAGCTAGACAAGCAGTTGAACAACGAGATGCTGCACAGGAAAAACGACAAGAAAATAATGAAGCTGCTGTTGGTCAATCAGCACCACGTCGTCAACGCCCTGATAAATCTGCATTAGCTTGGCGTAAAGGTAATTTATGGTTTGGTGGGGATTCTACTAAACATAAAATGATGACTGCTTCTGCAGCAGATATTCATCAAGATTTAATGGAAGAAGGATTTATTCCTTATCCTGAAGATCAGGAGGCCGTAGATTCTTATTATGAAGAACTTAATTCTCGTATTAGAAATGAGTTCCCAGAAGAATTTACAGATTCTGAAACTACCCCGCAATCACAACAGCGGGTTAAACAAATAGTTGCCGGTGGATCGCGCACCACAGGTAAAAGATCTAAAGGTAAAGTTTCTCTTACTCAAAGAGAACTTGCCACAGCCAAAAGGTTGGGAGTAGATCCAGTTAAATATGCGCGAGAGAAGCAGCGTATTGCTGCTTCCTAGAACGGAGAAAACCGATGACAGAAGCTACAGATAGAAATTCTCGCGGCCAGTTTGTAAAAAAATCGGCTCGTAGCACTCGTGATAATGAATCGAGAGCACCGCTCCAATGGCGTCCACCCGGTATGCTAGATGTCCCTGAACCGCCTGAAGGGATGAAATGGCGCTGGGTTCGTCACGAAGTTCGTGGCAATGCAGATAACTCTAACGTATACAAACGGACCCGTCAAGGGTATGAACCTGTCAAGCCAGATCAGCTTGGCAATTTTGATACGGATAGTATGGTTGGAGGTCCGCATGATGGTGTCGTCCGTTCAGGTGATCTTATTTTGATGCAAGTTCCTGAAGAAATAGCTGAATCTAGAAATGATTATTTCAAAGATAGAACTGCCCGCCTTCAGCAAGCGGTAGATGCAGAACTTAATCAAAATGCAGCTCAAACTATGGACGGAAAAGGCATTCATAGGGCTAACAAATCTTCTGTTACTAAAAATAGCCCTCATAACGAAACTGAATTTGAAGATTAATATAAGCTTTAATCTTTAAATCAAACTGATAGGAAAAGATAATGCCTTATGGTTTTGTACCTGTAAGGGTTCCCGGTGGGCACCCTACTCCTAATAGCATGTCTGACTATCGGATCGCTGATGACTATGCTACGAATATTATTCGTGGTGACGTTGTTGCTCAGCACACGGACGGTACTTTGATTCGCTCCACCGCTTCCCTGCTTATGGTAGGTGTTTTTTGGGGTGTTGAGTATCAGTCTAGTGTAACGGGCGAAGTCATTTTTGATTCGCAATGGCCTGCTGCTCAATCGATTGCCTCTGGCACGATTGCTAAAGCTTATGTCTATGATGATCCTAATACGGTTTTCAAGGCTGAAGCTGACCAAGATAGTTCCGCGTTAACTCAAGCTGACGTTGGTGCTTTGGTTGATATTACTACCACTGCTGGTAACACTACAGTTAAGCGTTCTGGCATGGGTATCGATTCCTCTACGGTTGGTACGGGATCCGGTGGTAACTTTAAGTTGTTGAATTCTGCTGAACTTGAGCAAGAATACACTGCTGCGAGTACTGTCATGGATGTATACGTTCTACCGAATGAGCATCGCAACAAAGCCGCAGTTGACGGTATTTAAGGGAAGGGTTGAAAAATGGTTACTAGAGCACAACTTCTCAAAGAACTTGAGCCCGGCCTTAATGCCATCTTCGGTGAAGAGTACAACGGTTACGAAAACGAACATCTTCCTTTATTCGATGTTGAAAGCTCCAATCGGGCTTTTGAGGAAGAAGTCCTGTTTCCGGGCTTCGGTGCTGCAGCCGAAAAAGCTGAAGGCCAAGGCGTTACTTACGCCGACACTGGCGAATCTTGGATCGCACGCTACTCGCATAAAACTATTGCGCTAGCATTTGCTATCACGGAAGAAGCCATTGAAGATAACCTGTATGATAGTCTTTCGAAACGCCTAACTAAATTCTTGGCGCGTTCGATGGCTCATACCAAACAGGTTGACGCAGCTAACATTTACAACCGTGCATTTAATTCATCGTATGCCGGTGGTGATGGTGTTGAACTTTGTGATACCGGTCACCCATTGGTTAATGGTGGCACGTTGTCAAACCGATTGAATCCAGATGCGGATCTCTCTGAGACCTCTTTGGAATCAGCCATTATTGCTATTTCCAAATGGACCGATGATAAGGGTATCCCACAAAGTATTGGGGTTAAATCCTTGCATATTCCTACGGATTCTAGCTTTGTCGCTGAACGTATTCTCAAATCACCTCTACGTGTTGAGACTGCAGACAACGATATAAATGCCATGTACAGCATGTCCTCTGTTCCGGGCGGCTGGATGGTTAACCATCGCTTCACGGATACGGATGCTTGGTTCCTTCGTACCGATTGCCCTAATGGCATGAAGCACTTCGAACGCAAATCCGTCTCTTCGAAGATGGAAGGCGACTTCGAAACTGGTAACGTCCGTTACAAATCACGCGAGCGCTATAGCTTCGGGTGGTCAGACTGGCGAGGAGTTTATGGAAGTCAGGGCGCTTAACCCTAATCCATAATTCCTGTTTAACAAAGTAAGGAGGGGGGCACATCAGCTCCCCTCTTTCCTTTTCGCTCGCGGGAGCCGCCATAAATCGGAGTGCCCCCCTTTCCCCTACTTGCATTTTACTTTTATTTATGTGTATACTTGGAGTAATGCTAAGGCATTCTCTTAATTGAATGGAGCTTCGGCTCTGGTTTTAAAAGGAACTGTTCAATGGGTGTTACTCATTTTACCGGCATTACTAACGCTTCGCGTGGTTCTGCTCTTCATGGTATGGGTCAAATGGATCCTACTAAATATCTCACGTTTTGGGATGATTTTATTCATGAGCCTCTTTCTACTGAGTGGACTATTACAGCCACTTCAGGAGGTTCAGGTACTTCTGCAATCAGTACTCCTGATGTAAATGGGGGTATAGCTCGTATTACTACGGCGGCTGATGAAAATGATGGTTTGTTTGCACAGACTATTGGTGAAACTTTTTTACTAGAATCTGGTAAAAAAACTTGGATGAAGACTCGTATTTCTGTTGGAGATGCTATTCAATCTGATTTGATTGTTGGTTTGCATTCAACAGATACTACGCCGCAGGATGCTACTATGCGATTTCTATTTGAAAGTGTAGATGGCGCTGCTGCAGTATATTTTAATAATGATAATAATACCACAGATAGTGATAGTTCTACTGTAGCTACTCTTGAAGATGATACTTTTGTCACTCTTGGGGCTTATTATGATGGTATTACAACTATTAAACTTTATGCTGATGATGTTCTTACGGATACTATGACTAGTATTACAATTCCTGGAGCAGAAATGGCTGTTGGTTTTGGATACTTAAATGGTGCTGCTGGCGCAGAAACCACAGATATTGATTATATCTTTGTAGCCAAAGAACGCTAGAATCTTGGTGGGGCTTCGGCCCCATCATTAACTTATAGAGAGGAAATAAAGATGGCCCGTTCAAAGGCGATTGCTCTCGCTCCAGTAGCTAATGATGTAGATTATATTTCTACATCTGAAACTCTTACTGCTCCTTGGGCATTGCAATTAGATGGCGTTACGACGCTTTCTACTCCACAACATGTTACTGTTACTACTACGTCTAATGAGACTGGTGAAACATTTACTATAGTTGGTACTGATCGTTATGGTAATTCTATGACAGAAGCTTTAGCTGGTCCTAATGCTACAGTAGTAGCAGGCACTAAGAATTTTGCAACTATTACATCTATTACAGGAACAGCAAATGCTACAGGTGTAACTGCTGGTGTAAATGGTCTTTGTGAATCTCAATGGTATGTTCTTAATTATCGTGGATCACAATTTAATGTAGGCTTTGGCGTAGATATTTCATCTAGTGCAAATTTAACTTATGCAGCACAAGCTACTTATGAAGATATGCATTCTACTGGATCTGGAGAATCAGATGTTACAGCATATACTCATCCTACTGTAACAGGAGAAACTGCGGCAGTTAGTGGAGAATATACTAGTCCTCCGTGGGCAATGCGAGTTGCTATTACAGCTCATACAGCAGGAAGTGTTACACTTAGAGTTCTTCAAAGTGGTGGCGCATAATATTTATTTATGTTAGTTTGGGGGATTTAAATGGCTACAAGCGAAACATTCAACTTTGCCCTTGATATTCATGAAGTAATTGAAGAAGCTTGGGATCTTGTAGGATTAGAAATAAAAGGTGGATATGATCTTAAATCTACTGTACGTTCCCTTAATCTTCTTCTTACAGAATGGGTAAATAAAGGGATTAATCTTTGGACAGTAGATCAATTAACTACTAGTCTTTCTGCAGATAGTAATACTTATACATTAGATGCTAAAGTAGTTGATTTAATTGATACTGTTGTAAGAGATTCAAATAATACTGATGTTAGTACAACTAGAATTTCTATGGCAGAATATCTTGCTTATCCTACTAAAAGTACTTCAGGTAAACCTACTCAAATTGCATTAGAACGTAATGCAAGTGGTGGACATACACTTTATACTTATCCTACTGCAGATGTTAGTACATATAGTTTAATATCTTGGGCTATTATTTATCCAGAAGATGTAGGTAAATATACAGATAATCCTGCAGTTCCTCGTCGTTTTCTTCCTGCTTTAATTAATGGTTTAGCATATAAATTAGCTCTTAAAAATCCTGCTCAAGCTATGAGTGATGGACAAGGAAATATGACTTCTGTTAATGGAGTATCTGCTGATCGTAGAGCAGAACTTAAAGCCCTTTATTCAGAAACTATGGCAGAAGCTGTAATGGAAGATAGAGAACGTACTAGTTTTCTTTTGGTTCCTTTTAGTTTTTCATAGGTAATTATGGCCCGGTCTAAATACGCTTCAGGTAAACGTGCATACTTAATTGATGATCGTACAGGACGAAAAATTAGGTATAAAGATGCTCGTACTGAATGGACTGGATTACGTGTACATAAATCTGAATGGGAAGGAAAACATCCTCAATTAACTCCTCCTAGAATAGATCCAGAACCTCAAGTACTTTATAACCCTCGGCCTGATAATGATGATGTAGCAGTTACTGTTAATTTTGATCAAGTAGGAAGATCGGGGCTTTCTACTTATGTTGAATTAGGAATTGTTAAAGGAGGGGGATGGTATGAAAATGGTTCAGATATTATTTGCTCTGCTACCCCAGATGGTATTGCTCTTACAACTACTCTTGGTTCAGAAGCTCTTAAAGCTATAGCTTTTCCTGATGGTGTTTCTGGAACAATGACTCTTGGTTCAGAAACTGCAACAGTAATTCCTCCAATTACAGGGATTGCGGGAACAACAGGTCTTGGAGATGAAACTTTATATCTTTCTTCAACAATAGTAGAAACAGGATTAGCTGCAACTGGAAGTCTTGGTAATGAAGGTGTTACACTAATAGTTATAGATAATGTTCCTTCCTTTGGTATGACTGCTTCTCTTGGTAATGAGTCTATAATACTTCCAGGTTGGGGAGCGGGAACTTGGGGTCAAGGAACGTGGGGTAATTAATATGACAACTTATGCAAATTTAAAAACTAATATACAAGCATGGGCAGAAAATGACGATTCAGATTTTACGGATCAGATTGATACCATTATTGATTTTGCAGAAAAACGAATTCTTAAGGAGGCTGATCTTACTATTGCCCGTAAAGAAAGTAGTGCTACGGCTGCAGTAGCTGAATCAGCTACAGTTACAACCTCCTTCCCTTCGGATGTTGTAATACTTAGATGGGTACAAGTTACAAATGGAAATTTTTTAATTCCTAAAGATGAATCTTTTATTAAGGAATTTAATACAAATTCTGATGAAGAAACAGCCCCTAAATTTTATTCTTGGCTTACAGCAGGAACTCAATTAGCTGTAGCTCCGGCTCCTTCAGTTGCAATAACTTTAGATATTGGGTATACTTATAGGATAACAGGGTTATCAGATAGCAATACAACTAATTGGATTAGTATTAATGCCCCAGATGTTTTGTTATATGCCTGCATGGTAGAGGCCCAAGCATTTATGAAAGAAGAGCAACGTGAGGAACAACGTTGGATGACTATGTATCAACAAGCGCGTGATACTCTTAAAATTGAGGAAGAACGCCGTCGTCGTACTGACGAATACAGAACACCAGAAAAGAGGTAATATCACATGGCGATAACTCAAGCATTGTGTACAAGCTTTAAACAAGAACTTATGGTAGGTACACATAATTTTACTAATTCTTCAGGGAATACTTTTAAAGTAGCTTTGTATACTAGTTCTAGAAGCACTTTAGATGCAACTACTACAGCATACGATACTACTAATGAAGTATCAGGAACTAATTATACAGCAGGGGGAGTTACTTTAACTAATGTGACTCCTACCACTTCTGGTACTACAGCACTTACTGATTTTGCAGATGCTAGTTGGACTACTGCTACTTTTACAGCGAGAGCTGCTTTAATTTATAATAGTAGTGCTAGTAATAAAGCTGTATGTGTTTTAGATTTTGGCGGAGATTTTTCTGTAGCTGCTGGAACATTTACTATTCAATTCCCTACTGCTGATGCTTCTAACGCTATAATTCGTATTGCATAGGAGAGTATAAATGGGCTCAAATCCATCAGATCTCATTAAATTTGAGAAGCAAACTACTGGTGAAAATGACGGTACATGGGGAACTAAAACCAATACGGCAATGTCTCGTATTGAAGAAGCTATCGCTGGATTTACTAATATTTCTGTTACAGGGGCAAATTATACTCTTGATGATACACAATATACAGAACATAATGATGGAACTAATACAAGTGAATCCCATGTAGCTATGATTAAAGCGACGGGTACCCTTACAGGTAATCGTCAAATTATTGTTCCTTTACGTACAAAACATTATATGATTTGGAATGGAACAGGAGGGGCTTATTCTTTAACAGTTGGTGGATCTAGTGGAGGAACCATTACTCTTCCACAAGGTTTTATTCAACATGTTTTTTGTGATGGTACAAATGTAGAAGCTGCTAGTGCTCCATTTGATGTTAATGGTAATCGACATTATGTAAAAGGTGGAGATATTGCTTCAGCTTCCCCATTAGTTATTGATACTGATGGTGAAATGTTTGATGTAACGGGTACTACAGGTTTTTCTGCTATGACTGTTACTATTGGACGTTTATTCGTTCTTCAGTTTGATGGCATTTTAACCATGACACATGGTGCTGGAACCCTTGATTTAATAGGCGCAGAAAATATAACCACAGCGGCAGGAGATGTTGGTATATTTTATTCCACTGCTGCCAATGTAGTTCGTATGATATCTTGGAGTCCGGCACAAGAATATCATTCTAAAAAGACACGTACAATTAACGCTCAAACAGGAACAACTTATACCCTTGTTATTGGTGATGCTGGTGATCTAGTTACAATGGATAATTCCAGTGCAAACACGCTTACAATCCCACCAAATTCTAGTGTAGCTTTTGCTACAGGAACTCAAATTGATATTATTAATAAAGGGGCAGGAGTCACATCTGTTACTGGGGGATCTGGTGTTACATTAAATGGAGTAAGTACAGGTACTGGTGCGCTTAATGCACAGTATGCAGCGGTGTCAATTGTTAAGATAGCTACAGATACTTGGTTAATGTTAGGCGCGCACGCGACGGTGGCTTAAATGAGTCGCTTTCTTTTAGGAATACCCTTTAACGCTTCGGGTTCGGGCTACACCATCGAAAACGCGGCGCTGTTTAACCAAGCCGGTACCAACTATATTTGCCGTAATAGCGGCTCATGGGGAACACCTGCTACCACCACATCAGGAATTATCTCTGTGTGGGTCAAGCTCAGTGAGTTAACACAACCGACCATTTTCCATACTGGCCCTCAAGATGGCACTGGTAACGATGAATTTCACTTTGACATCAATGGTGATGGTTCGTGGGGTGTTTCCCAGACAACAAGTGGATCGGAGGAATTCCACAAAAAGACAACAGCGAGGCTGAGAGATATAACAGCTTGGTACCATTTACTTGCAATTATTAATACTAATGATAGTACCGCTGAAGATCGTATTAAGATGTTCATCAACGGTGTTCGACAAACTGCCTTTGCTACAAGCACAAACCCGTCCAGTGGTACGACTGTCAGGTTTACAGCAGACGAGAATAACCG